ATCTACTGGAGTTTGCCCAACCTGCGGTAAATAAATGAACACCTATAAAGTAAAACTTGAAGTAGAGGCAGAAGTAGAAGCCTTTGATGAGGGTGATGCTTTAGATTATGCTAATGATATTTTTGGCATAGACGATGAAATTAAAAATGTAAAAGTAGTTAGTATAAAGGAGAAATAATGGAAAAAGGATTAAGACCAGAAGTTACTCGTGAACAAATGTACGCAGTAATAGAACATCTTCAAGAAGCTATTGAAGCAATGATTGATGACGAAGTAGAAACAGAAGAGCCAGAAGATTCAGCAGAAATTGAAAGCATGTCAAAGTCTGAGGATTATGAGTCAGATGATGAAGAAGAAGACAAGTGGGACAATTTGCAAAAAGCCTGCTGGTCTGGATATAAGCAGGTTGGAATGAAAGAGAAGAACGGAAGAATGGTTCCAAATTGTGTCCCTGTTGAAAAATCTATTGATTCAGAAGAGCCAATTAAAAAGTCTATCTGGGACGGATCTTTTTTAAAATAGGTATTGACATACCTTGTTTTAAAGCGGTATAATAGTTATACCTAGGCGGAATAATTGATTGGAAATAAAATGCTCTGCCTTACTGAAAAAGGTGTAGATGTCTTTATTAAAAGATATAGCAATGGACATCGAGAATCTTTTTGGAATAATTATGATCTATTAATATGGAACAAAGATCATAGCGGATATACCAGCATCAATGGGCTTTTTAAAAATAATTCATGGGGATTAGTGGATAAAATATCTATTAGTAATCAAGGAACCTGGAAACTTTCAAAAAAATATGTCAAATATTTTAGATAAGCTTGGTATAGATAGAAATGACTTTCAATGGTTTCATTTAGCTTTATGCCGTGGCATGGATACAAATTTATTTTATGATAAATATGAGGTAGATGTTAACGTTGCAAAAAGTATTGATGAGGCTTGTCTGGGCTGTCCAGTAATAAAAATTTGTTATGAAACTGGAGTTAAAAACAATGAGCATGGTATATGGGGCGGAGTTTATTTAAATTCAGGTTCTGTGGATAAGTCTAGAAATGTTCACAAGACAAAAGAAGTATGGAAAAGAATAAAAGATAAACATGGCAAATGATCATTTTAAATATGGAATAAATCACTGGAATGGTGAGCCAAATAAGCCTGTATTTTACACTGAAGAGATGAAAAAGGCTATACGTCAAATACAAAAACCTCAAATGCTACTCTTAGATATAGCAAAATACCCAGAGTTTTTGGCATTAAGACTTTACGAAGATAATTTTCTTCAGTTTGAAGGAATAAAAAAAGAAATGGTTATTGACTATGTAAATAAAGTAAAAAAGGTTATAGAGTCATATGGCGTAAGATGTGAACTTGAAGGAGTACCAAGTGCCAACATTTTATGAGACAGTAATAGTTGTATATTTGCATAATTACCAAGTTACTGGAACCGTAGAATCTTTAGGAGCATATGCATCCTTAGTTAAATATAAAAAAAATGATATAGAACACGAAGAATTAATAGATAATTCTGAATTCGCCATACTGGACGAGTTTGTTTTTGAAAGGACTACAGAAGAATAAAAATGGATAAAATACTATGCTATTCCTGCAATAAAAGCAAGAATAAATTAAATTTAAAACCCTCTGGACTTTTAAATATAAACCTATTGATGTGCGAAACATGCATAGAATCAAAATTTGAGCCTAGATGGGTTATTATCCTTGCTGGAAGACAGCAGGGTGCAGAATTTGTTAGGGAACAAGTGCTAAAAAAGAGGTATGTAGGGGCAGAAATTACTGCTTCTGAGCTTATTTTGTAGACATATGCTTTCGAATTTATAAATAGTATACTTATAATATGACATGTATAGTAGCCATAGCCCAAAATGGGGTAGTTTATATGGGAGCAGATCACGCTGCATCAGATGATAAGAGTGGATGGATTCTTTCAAGAAAAGATCCAAAAGTTTTTAAAGTTGGGCAGTATGGAATTGCTTTTACAGATTCTTTTAGAATGGGTCAAATCCTACAATACAACTGGAGCCCACCAAAGTATACGCCAACAAAAACAAACTCTGGTTTGGATAAATTTATGAGAACTAAATTTGTTGATTCAGTTAAAGATGCATTTAGATCACATGGATATGGAAGTCAGGTTTCTGGACAAGAAGACGAAGGCGGAATATTTTTAATTGGTGTAGAAGGAAGAATATTTACAATGGATGAAGACTTTCACATTGGAGAAAATGTTCTTAATTTTATGGCAGAAGGAAGCGGTGGATCTATAGCCTTGGGCGCTCTTTATGCAACAAAGAATCAAAAGAATCCTCAACTAAGAATGAAAGCGGCATTAGAAGCAGCAGCAGAGTTTAATATGGCTGTAAAAGCACCCTTTTCTTATATCAAGGTTTAGTGTATAATAAGACTATGAAAACTTTCATTGTCGCTGTATTATCCGTTTTAGGTTTTTCTGCCTACAAAAAGGCAAATGATTTTTTTTCTAAAAATGTTTTAATGGTAGTTGACAAAAACGATGTAGAGCCATTTTTAGAAGATAATGATCTAGAAGTAAGTAAGAGCAATACAGAGTCTATGGATTTAAGAGGAACCCCTACGCATGAATGTGTATGTGGATCTGTAATATGGAAAGTCCACGCACAGTTTGATGATTATCAAATAGCGCAGTATTTCCTAGACATGGAATGTGCTAAATGCGGATCTTTAGCAACAGCACCAACACCCCTAGACAGAGAGATACAGGAATGAGAAAGTCTGAAAGACTAAGAGAACTTGAGATTCAAATGGCTGTTTTGTCCGAAAGAGTCGGAGTTTTAACAGAAACAGTACTTAATCTAATAGAGATTAGAAAGCTTGAGCGAAAAGAGCTTGAGTCTGGTAAGTGGTATACAAAGCCAAAAGAATAGGTTGTTGACAAAGTTTGCACATATTTAGTAGAATGAGTCTATGAACAAAAAATTAATGGCGGTATTCGCCTCAGTAAGCATAATCTTATCTCAATATTCTTATGCTGGTAATGCAGCAGTAAAGAATAACACAATCAACACGCCTTCGCTAGCCATTATCGATACTGGTCTAGACACCTCATTGCCAATTTTTTCAGGCAAAGTAATTCATGAAGTTTGTTTAATTGGATGGAGCACATGTCCAAATGGATCAGGTTATCAGGAAGGTCCAGGATCTTCTGTAGTAGACCCTAAGTTTATATCCACAAGCGAGTTTGCTCATGGAACACAGATGGCATCTATTGCAGTTAATACTAATTCAAACATGAACATTGTTTTTATTAGAATAGTCGGACATACTGTTGATGGTAGGAGACAAATAGTTCCAGATAGCACAATTGAAAGTGCATTAAACTGGGTTGCAACAAATAAAGATAAGTACAACATTAAAGCAGTTTCTATGGCACAAGGGTCTATGAGCAGACACTCAAAGTCTTTAGACTATTGCCCTAAGATTTCAACTGTAGATTCAGCAGTAAACAAACTGTCTGCATTAGGTGTTCCTGCATTCTTTTCAGCAGGTAATAATTTTAATTATAAGCAAATCAATTGGCCAGCATGTATTCCTACAGCAATTGCAGTATCTGCAACTGATCAAAGAGGCGGTATAAACAATTACACAAACTATGATAAGGCTCTGACAGACATTTTTGCTCTTGGTGAAACAAATGCATCCTTCCCTGGAGGTAAAATTTCTAGAGTTTCTGGAACTTCTGTTTCAGTTACAATTGCTGCTGCAAACTGGGTAAAGCTTGCAACTTCAAAGCCATTGTTATCATATTCTGAACTATATAGTTTAGTATTAAAGACTGCTGGAGAAACTAAAGGATCAAAAATTGCTTCAACTAAAGCACGATTTGATATTGAGCAGGCTCTAAATGGCTGAACAACAAACGGTACTTGAAGGTATTGTAGAAAGCGTAACAACTGATCTATATAATCAGTGGGTAGTTGCGCTTCCACAATCAGAAAAAACTGAAGAAAAATTTAAATCTTTACAAAAAAATGCTCACGATACTACATTATTTATTATTCAAAATTTTATGGATAGATTTAATGCAGCAGCAGAAGAGCTAAAGGATAAAGAATAGAGATATGATGATTAATGTTACCGACAGTGATTTTGACGCCGTATTAAAATCACATAGCCTAATTCTAATAGACTTTTGGGCTGAATGGTGTGGGCCATGCAAAAAGCTTTCACCAATTCTTGATGAAATATCAGAAGAGTATGGAATTTGGGTCGGAAAAGTAAATGTTGACGACAATCCTATTAAATCAGTAGAGCATGAAGTTGTTAGCATTCCAACAGTTATTCTTTTTAAAGACGGAAATCCAGTCAAAAGAATAATCGGAGCTAAACCAAAACACTCCTTAGTTAAGGAGTTACAAGAATGGCTTTAGACGATTTTGATTCAGATAACGCTGAATTTGAAATTTGGCTAAAGAACGGATATGATAGGGGCTGGATTTCAGACGTATTTTGCAATACACATGATGGTCCACCGTTATCAGAAGAAGAAATAAAAGAGTGGGATGAAGGCGGAGACCCATGCTCTTTTCAAGTTAAAGTAAATATGCTAAACTAGGATCTCCACGCTCATTTAAGAGGTGGAGTAAATTAAGGAGAATAAATTAAATGAAGTCATTTAAGAAGATCGCTCTTGCAATGGTTGCAGCCGTTGCTATGGGTACACTCGCAACACCTGCAAGTGCTGCGCCAATGGTCGTAACTTCTGTAAAGAAGAATACAGGCACAGTGGCATCCCCGACGTGGACAGCACAAACCGCTGGAACATCAGCAACAAGTCCAATTACAATTCCAGTTCCAACAGATAATTCTGTTGATTCACTAGATGTAGTTGAGTTTGTACTAACAGTTGATACTGGAACATCAGTATCAGTGTCAGCAACAAACGCAGTAGTAGTTCCAGCTTTTGCAACTTCTACAGCACCAGTAACTGCATCATCAGGTTCATCAACATGGACTCAGAATGTTGGTACAGGAACAACAGCAACGTTTTATGTATATACTAAAACGACAGCAGTAAGCTCTGTAGCAATTACAAATCAGGGCACAACTGTAACATACTTCCTACAGGGAACATCTACTTTGATCGATAAGATTGCCGTAACAGGTGTAGATTCTGCTCCAGCAGGAACATCAGTAACAGTAACAGCAACAGCGCAAGATGTTTTTGGAAATAAGATTTCTGGCAAGACACTTAACGCAATTGCTAACGGTGCAACTCTTGATACAGTAACTGTAACAACAGGAGCAACACTTACCAATTTTGGATCAGCAGACGTTAAGTTTGTTGCACCAGCAACTGGCCCAGTAACAATCGTATTTTATGCAGCAGCAGGAGATATGGCAGCAGCAGTAACAGGATTCAGCACACCTTCTGCATCATCTGTAAAGATTATTGCAGTACGTGATTTGGCGTTGATAAGGCAGCAGCAGATCTTGCTAAGGCTACCTATGTCAAGGAATACAACGCCCTTGCTACAAAGTGGAACAAGAAGTTCCCAAAGCTTAAGGTAACACTTAAGAAGTAATTTAGTAAATGGGGCAGGGGAAACCTTGCCCCATTTATCTATAAATGGTAAAATATACTATGGAACAAGATGATGTTTATCGTTTAGAATCATATTTTGAAAAAAAATATAATAAAGAATTTTTAAATAAAATAAATAAATTTGAGTTTCCAGAAGAGTGGACGCCAAAACAAGTAATAGATTATATTACTTACAAACTAGATAGGAAATAAATGTTTAAGAAGATAAGACTATGGATGCTTGAGCAACAGGTAAACGCTATGGTTGCACAAGATTCAGGAAAGAAGGAATCTACAGTGTCAAAGACTACAAAGAAGACTGTGGCTAAAAAGACAGAGACCAAGAAGGCCCCTGTAAAGAAGACAGTTAAAAAGACTGCTCCTAAAAAGACTACAAAGAAGAAGTAATTAGATGTCCGATGTCCCTGCAGAACACGAAAATATAATTCGTGAAAAGGTTATTCAAAGTTTGTTAGCCCTAACTATACCTCCGTCATGGAGCCCAGATTTCACACTAAGGTATATAATTAATTATATAGGAGCTGATATTAAACGTGATTAAAGAAATAACTGCAGGGATATTCGCCATTGAAAACTATATAAGCTTAGAAACGTGTAATTTTTTAAGTACCTGCTTTGATTCATCCATAACTCCTACTAGCAGAAAATCAATTTATGCTGGCCCATCATTTTCAGAAAAAAATCCTAAACAAGGACTGTCTGATGGACAAAATTATTTTAATTATGATCATTCAGAAAAAGGTTCTAAAGAGGCAAACGACCATCAAATAGGCCTCGATATATTGGCTGGTATTGCAGATAGGACTGCAAAAACAATTTCTCATCATTACAATGGAGACTATTATTTAAAGAGTATGTTTTGGAGCAGAATGTTGTCTGGGGCAAAAAACACACTTCATATGGACAATTGGTATGAGACTTCAGATGGAAACCTAAAGCCCAGACCATTTAATAAGCATGACAGATCAGGTTTGCTATATTTAAATGATGATTTTCAAGGCGGAGAAATTAGGTTTATAAAGAATGACTTTATAATTAAGCCAAAGCCTGGCACATTTATATTTTTTGAAGGCAATTTAGATTCGGCACATGAAGTACTAGAAGTTACTTCAGGGATTAGAAACAATATCATATCTTTTTATGGGGATAATGAATTTTATACCTCTGACACAAATATACAAATAGAGAACTTGGAAATCAAAATAGACGAGGTCCAAAGCACAGAGGAAAGCTTAAAGAATATTAAAGAGATTATAGAGGATTATGACCAATACACAGTGTGAGATAAAAGACTGTGATAGGCCTGCTACAAGGCTTACAACTACCGAGTCTACCTATATAGAGATATGTGAAGATCATTGGTACGAGAAATACAGAAAATGATATAATAGAGGGATAGATAGACTTCTAGACCTATCTAAATAATAAACCTATAGGAGAAATAAAATGTCAGACGGAAAGAACTTAACAGGCTTCAATGAGACAAAGGGCTACGAAGCATCACCTTGGCCAACAGAGTCATACACAGAAGCTCCAGCTGCAGCTTTTCCAGCAGCAGATGTTTCAAACCAAGCACAGGCTCAAGGACCTAAGTAATCATGTGCATTGAGTGTGGTTGCGAAAGCATTGGTAGTGAAACAGGAATTGCTAGTGTTAGCATTAATGATGTTTCACGAGATGGAGAAGCAGGACTAACATTAAACATGTCTGCAACTTCAGAACAAAGAGAAAGATTTATATCTGGTGAGTGAAAACGGAACTGGGATGGGAACTCCACCTAATCCAACACCATCAGGTGCGGTAACAAGTAGAGAAGCTACTAGAAAAAACCCAAGACAGGGTTTAAAGATAGATACTAATAAACACGGTATACGTAGAGAAACATCTCTAATCCCTAAAGCGCCTAGAAAAACAAGGCCCAAGAAAGTATAAATATAAAATAAATATAGCCCCGTCAGGGGCTATATTTATTTATTGTTATTGCTTAGGCTTACGTGTTGTTTTGGTTACAGCTTTTTCAATTCTATCGATTGAATCACGCAAAGAAGATCCACCATTGTTAAACAATTCTGCTTTAATAACAGACAATTCATTTTCAATGTATTCAAATCTTTGTGCGCCATGATTTAGTCTTTCGTTAACCCCAGGCTTCTCATCATTGCCATACCAATCCTCAATGAATTTAAACCAGGTACCAAACAACTTAAAAAATTTATTAAAAATAAAAATGAGTGCTGTTAGAGCTGAGCCTACTAGCACGATCCATTGAAGCGGGTTTAAGGTATCCATAATAGATTAATTATACATACCTTAAAACCTCAATGCAATTGACTAAGGCTTGTAAACCAAATTTATGGTTGACAAGAACTTACATAAATTATATAATTACATAATGATAACTTTAGCAGAGAAATTAGTTTGTCTTTTTAAGGGCCACGACGTTAGATTTGCAGGATCTTGCCCTTATACGCAGAAAACCTATGACGTATGCTTGAGGTGTAATAAAACCTTTTTGGCAATGAATTTTGCCGAAGACATAGATAAGGAAGATATTTAATATGATATATCACAAGCATTTACTAGTAAACGCTAAGGTTAACTCACCAATTAGAACAGAAGAGGAAGGCGTGGCATTCCTACAGAATTTGGTAGAAAAAATTGATATGAAAATTATCAAAGGGCCGTTTGCCAAGTTTGTAGATAATGACGCAGAGGGAAACTCTGGGTTAACAGCAATAGTCATGATAGAAACAAGCCATATTGCTTTTCACATATGGGATCAAGTAAATCCAGGATTGTTGCAGTTTGACCTATACACATGCGGTAAGCTAGAGTTAGAAAAGGTTATAGGATTAATTAAAGAAAGATTTGATATTGTATCCATGGACTACGTGTTATTTGATAGAGAAAATGGATTTAATGTAGAATCTGAGGGTCAACTTTAATGCCAGCAATGTGTCATTGCAATATGTCTAGGAACTACCCATTTTGTGATAATACACATAAGAAAATAAGCCCGCAGGGCACGGTAACTCCAGAAAAGTCTGAAGGATTTCCTGCTCCAGAACAGCCATCAGAGGGCTAGACGTAGTATTTTTTTTAGTGTATAATTAGGATAGAAGACTGGGATCACAGTCATAAACAATAAGGAGAAACTCATGAGTCTAGAATCAACTTGGTTAGACAAGATTGGTACCTGGGAAGTCGACGTTCCAGGAAAGAAGTTCGTTCGCAAGGACGCAGAAGGTGCAGTTAATGCCGAGGTAACATTTGATTACGTTGCTGAAACAGATACACCACAGTGGTTTAAGGACCACGTTGCTGCTAACACACCAGTAGTAGAAGAAACACCAGCAGAGTAAGTAAACCGTTTTGAATTAAGGCTAGGGAATTAATCTCTAGCTTTAATTATTTATAGTAGAAATATAGTGTATTATGACCGAACATAGTGAAGCGAAAAGTGCGGCGCCGAGAGAGATGAATTCTGCAGAATTTGACGATGAATATGATCTAGACAGATCATTGCGTCTAAAGAAGGTAATAGAGCAGGTATTTGAAGAGAATGCCGAATTGTTTGAAAGGTTAAAAGATGCTTGATAAAGTAGTTAATATGATATTTAGCCTAGATTCATTAAGAACAGCAGTCTTTGCTGAAGTAGATCTATATAACTCAGTTACTCGAATTATGTCAGATCCAGAGTCATCTAAGATTGCTTGTGCCGTATGGTGTGATGAAGATGGATGGCGGGGATGGAATATAAAGGAAGACGGAACCTATTATTTCCATGACATCCCATGCCAGACCAGGAGATTTAATCGCCTATGACTGGAAACCTCCTAGAATATCTGGAGATATAAAGAAGTGGGTGGTATCAAAAATGATCCCATCAATGATTGATTGTTTTAATAAATCAGAGTATGATTGGCAACATGAGGATGCTGACTACAATTTCCTTGTTTCAGTAAAGGGAAAGATATTTGATATAGGGTCAGATCTATCCATTAGCAAGAGTGACTGCAATGTATATGCAAGCGGAAGCGGCAGGAATCTAGCGATAGGATACTCAATAGGACAAAGAATAGACACTATAGAACATGCTATATTAACAGCTAAGCAAGCTATAGAGACATCTGCTAAGTTTGATATACATACATCCTTGCCTGTACAGATCATAGTCCAAGATTATAGTTGAGTAGAATATCATGGTATACTTAAGATATGGGAATATTAGATAATCTAGAAGCATACCTTGAAAATGAGGACAAGTGCATCTATTGTGATGAAAAAGCTTTGTATACACAGATAGGACAAATAGGTAGAATCTACCGTATTGTCCATGTGTGCAAGAAGCATTTCATCCAGGATGCTTCCTAACCCCCCGATTTTTATCTCCTCATATAGCCTTTAGAAGCCTTATTTGAGCCATTCTAGGGCAATTCATAGAAAATAAATACTATCAATTAGATCCTAATTACTATCTATTTATATTAGATTATATATACATGTAATGGAGCGTATCCTCCATATTACTCCACCGTAATCCATTTTGCTCCACATGTAGCCCATA